CTATGTTGTCTGATGGTACATCTGCATATGAAGATGAATTGCCCGATCCTGAGATGTTGGCAGCGGCAGGCATTGAGGTTATCGACACAAGAGATTCGTACAAAAAGGTTATTAAGTGGGTCAAGTTGACCGCTATGGAAATCCTTGAGGAAGGCGATTGGGCAGGGAAATACATCCCAATTGTGCCGGTCTATGGTCAGCAATTGATTGTTGAGAACAAGCGTAAAAAGTTTGGCTTGGTTCGCATGGCTAAAGACCCGCAGCGGATGTATAACTTTTGGCAAACGGCGGCAACTGAAAGTGTTGCATTAGCACCTAAAGCTAAATGGTTGATTGCAGAGGGTCAAGACGAAGGCCACGAAAACGAATGGGCAGCGGCTAACATTAAATCTAGCCCTGTCTTACGTTATAAACAACGTGATATTGAAGGTGCGCCTGCACCTGCACCGCAGCGTTTGCAACCTGAACCGCCTCCAGCAGGAATTTTGACCGCAGCAGCTACCATCAACAGCGATTTGCAAGCCGTGATCGGCATCTTTGATCCAAGCCAAATGCCAACCGGCAATGTGTCTGGCAAAGCATTACAGGGTCAGCAACAGCAAGTTGATATGTCGAATTACCATTATTTCGACAATTTGACCCGTTCAATCAAACAAATTGGTCGCATTATTCTTGACCTGACACCAAAAATTTACGATGCCCAACGAGTGATGCGAATTATTGGTGCTGATGGAAAGCCTGAACTGGTCACAATTAATGAGCAAAAAGTTGATGAAATGGGCGTTATGACCATTCTCAATGATGTGACTGTGGGCGAATACGATGTGGTGATGGATACTGGCCCAGGCTACAACTCTAAGCGTCAAGAAGCAGTTGACTCGATGATGCAGCTATTGACCGCTGATCCTGCGCTGATGACTCAGGCCGGTGATCTGATCTTTAGAAACATGGACTTCCCTGGCGCAGATACCATTGCTGACCGTTTGGCAGCTGCTAACCCATTGGCTCAGATTGATGAGAAATCACCAATACCGCCACAAGTTCAGATGCAACTGGCGCAGTCTAAACAGATGATTGAGCAATTGCAGCAACAAATGCAAGAAATGGCAATGAATATGAAGTACGGCGCAAGCATCAAACAATTGCAAGAGGAAGCCGAAACTAAACGTGAACTTATGCGCCAGACTTCAAAAGCATATCAGATTGATACTCAGGCTCAAAGTGCTGAAATGATTGCCAAGTTGAAAGTAGACGTTGCTGCTAATGACACGGTGATCGACAATCAAACCAAATTAAAGATTGAAAGTATTAAAGCGCAATTGGCGATGCTTTTAGCAAGCCTTGATGAAAAGGATGTGTCAATTGCAACTCAAGAAGCTATTGAGCGAAGTATCTGATAACTATTGACTATTTGTATAAATGCTTTAATATATTTAGTAACCTTACCAGTTAGGTTTAACTGGGTTAATTCTTGGGTAGACCATGAGCGATAAAGAAGCAGGATCGGTAGTAACAAGTGAAAATTTAGCCGAATTTAATGCGAATAAACTGGGTTTAGCTATAGAGGAAACTCCTGTTGTGGCTGATTCGTCAGAGCCGACAGTTGAGGAAGATTCACAGAGTGAACCGGTTGCAGAAGATGATGGCGATGCAGCAGAAAAACCGAAACAAAATCCTAAACTTGAAAAACGATTTTCTGAGTTAACCAAGCAACGTGAATTAGCTAGGCAAGATGCAGCTAGAGAACGTGAGCAACGTGAGGCTTTAGAGGGTCGGTTACGGGAACTTGAGCAGAGAACTACTCCTAAACAGGAAAGTGATCTGACCGCAGAACCCCAGCCAAGTCAATTTAGCGATGCTTTTGAATATGCAAAGGCGTTGGCTGAATACTCGGCTGAAAAGGCTTTAGCAGACAGGGATCGGCAAGACGCAGAACGCAAGGCAAACGATGCGAGAGATCAGGTCATTCAGACTTGGGCAAAACGCCTCGATGCAGCCAAAGCAGAATTGCCCGATTTTGAGGAAATGGTACAGTCCGCAGATGTCAGGGTATCTGACCAAGTGCGGGATGCCATCTTAGAGAGCGATGTAGGGCCACGAATCCTGTATCACTTAGCTGAGAATCCTGAGTTTGCTAACGAACTGACAGCGATGCCAGTTACCAAAGCCTTGAGAGAGTTAGGGAAATTGGAGGCACGATTTGAACCTGCGAAAGTAGACGAATCGAGCAAAGGAAAACCTGCTGTTGTGAAGTCTAAAGCACCTGCACCAATACGGCCTTTGAAGTCTAGTTCTGGCGCAATGGATGCACCGATTGACTCTAATGGAGAGTTTCACGGTACATATCAGCAATGGAAAGAGGCGAGAAAGGCTCAAAAGATCAGGTAATCAACTTTTCTCATTAAGGAAATATCATGGCAAATAACTTGCTAACTATTTCTAAGATCACCAACGAAGCATTGATGGTCTTGGAAAACGAACTGACATTTACGTCAGAAGTAGATCGTAACTATGATGACCAGTTTGCCGTAGTCGGCGCAAAGATTGGCAACACAGTTAACGTTCGCCGCCCTGGTCGCTTTATCGGTACAACTGGCCCAGCACTTAACGTTGAAGATTTCAACGAAACTTCTGTGCCTGTTACCTTGGCAACCCAGTTTCACGTTGATACCCAGTTTACAACTCAGGACTTGGCATTGTCGCTTGATATGTTCAGCGACCGTGTTCTAAAGCCTGCTGTGGCTGCTATTGCCAACAAAATTGACCGTGATGGTCTGTTGATGGCAAAAAACAACACCGCCAACATCGTTGGTTCAGCCGGTACACCGCCAACTGGTTTGATTACATACCTGACAGCAGGTGCGTATTTGGACTCTGAAGGCGCACCCCGTGATGGTCGGCGTTCATGCATTATCGAACCCTTTACGTCTGCAACAATCGTTGACAGCCTGAAAGGTTTGTTTATGCCACAAGCTAAAATCTCAACTCAGTACGAGAAAGGCTTGATGGGTACTGACTCTGCCGGTATGAACTGGAAAATGGATCAGAACGTTGTCAATCAGACATTTGGTTCATGGGCTGGTGCATCTGCATCGACTTTGACAACCAACACCGCAACCTTTACTGGTTCGTTGACTACTGGTTGGGCATCGACTTCAACAATCACTTTGGCTCAAGGCGCAACAATTACCCTGAATCAAGGCGATGTGATCCAAATTGCAGGCGTATTTGCTGCCAACCCACAAAACCGTCAACCTTACGGCACTAACAAACTGCGTAATTTCGTAGTGACTAGCACCGTTACTGGCACAGGTTCAGGAACAATGTCTGTTGTTGTTAGCCCAGCTATCATCACAGCCGGTCAGTTCCAAAACGTATCTGTTGCTACGACTTCATCGACTGCTACGGTTACTCCGTTCTCAGCCGGTGTGTCAGGTTCAGGCGTGGTTTCGCCACAGAACATCATCATGCATCGCAATGCGTTCACGCTTGCTTGTGCTGATCTTGAACTGCCAGAGGGTGTTCACTTTGCAGGCCGTGCAAGCGATAAAGAGATTGGTCTGTCGATGCGTGTTGTTCGTCAATACACCATCAACAATGACTCAATCCCAACCCGCTTGGATGTTCTGTACGGATGGGCCCCACTTTATCCCGAACTCGCTTGCCGTGTTGCGGCTTAATTAGGAGAAATCATCATGGCTAATCCAGGCCCAGCAAGTACCCAAACCAACATTTATCTGTTTAACGGCGATAGCACCGATGGTGTTCAAATCGTTGGTTCAGCAGCTAAATTGCTTGGTTTTCACGGTGCAACCCCCATTGCACAAGCAGCTGCAATTACCGCCATTGGCAATTCTGCTACTGGTACGGAAATTGCAACAGCAGTAAATGCTCTTATTACTGCGCTGAAAAACAAAGGTTTAACCGCCTAAGTTTGATTGACTAGGAAAGGAGAGGCCATCCCCAAAAAGGATGGCTTTTTCTCTTTCTACGCTTATAATTTAGATATTCTTTACTAAAGGAAAGATGATGGTTAACACTTCTGTTTATCGTCTAAACGGTAAAACTTACACTTTATCGTTGACCACTAGCGCATCTGCTGCACTTTTAATTACGCCAAAAGCAAACGATCAAACCAATTACGTTCATTTGTTGAATACTGGCACAGGTATTGCAGCAATCGAATTATCAAATGGCGCAACATTCATTGATCCCGCTATTGCCTCAACCGGCAACGCAGGTTCGTATGTTTTGCCTGCCGCAATGACGATGCCAATTGTGATTGCTTGTCCTGCTGGGCCGCTGTACATCAAGGCTATTAGTTCAACTACCAACGTTTTGTACATCACACCTTGCCAGGCTGATTAAAGATGGCTACTGCCTCGACCACTACGATTAACATCGTTCCGGTTCAGGGGATATTTAACGAGGATCACAGCCTTGTTACGTTGATCGGCCCTGCCGGTACGCCATTTAATGCCAATATTAGTCCCGATCAGTCTGGGCTAAATATTACCAATAGCACGATCAATAGTTCTATTATTGGCGGCACAGTACCGGCGGCGGGAACGTTTACCAACATTGCCACAACGACAGGCACGATTACCAATAGCCCATTTAATCCAAGCGATATTGCAAATAAGCAATATGTGGATCAAGTGGCAGCGGGATTGTCGGTTAAAGCCCCAGTTGTTTGTGCCTCGACTGCAAACATTGCAACGTTATCGGGTTTGCTTACGCTTGATGGTATTACGGTTGTTGCCGGTGATCGAGTATTGGTTAAGAATCAGACTGCCTCGCAAAATAACGGCATTTACGTTGCCGCAGCTGGCGCATGGTCACGGTCAACCGATTGCTCGACATGGGATCAACTGATTGGCGCATTTTGCTTTGTATCAACTGGCACATTGTGGGCTGATACCGGTTGGGTTTGTACGATTGATAAAGGCGGCACATTAGGCACAACGCCTATCCCTTGGGTGCAATTTACGGGATTAAGCGTATATACGGCAGGCACAGGGTTAACTCTTACCGGCACAGCATTTAGCATCACAAATACTGGCGTGACTGCTGCGGCCTATGGCTCTGCATCGTCAGTTGCAAACTTTACGGTCAATGCTCAAGGTCAGTTAACTTTGGCGGCATCTACTGCAATTGCCATTGCTGCGACACAAGTAACTAGCGGCACGTTTGCATCAAGCCTGTTAAGTGGCGTTTATTCAGGCATCACGGGGCTAGGTACGCTTGTTGATTTAACCGTGACAAATGCCATTGTTGGCAGTATTACGGGCAATGCTGCAACTGCGACAAGCGCAGGCACGGCAGGCTCGGCAACGACTGCGGGATTTGCCACAAGTGCGGGAAGTGTGACCAATAGCGTTACATTTAATAATGCAGGGTCTGGTGGCGCATCAGGTAGCACTTACAACGGCGGCTCTGCACTAACGGTTTCGTATAACACCGTGGGCGCACCATCAACATCAGGTACAGGCGCATCAGGCACTTGGGGAATATCTGTAACCGGAAACGCTGCGACAGTTACCAATGGGGTAGTAACAACCGGATCGTATTCAAACCCGACATGGTTGACTTCAATTTCAGGCAGTATTGTCAGCGGTGCGGTCAGTAGTGCGACCACAGCAACAAACCTTGCAGGTGGCTTGGCGGGATCGTTACCCTACCAAACAGGTGCAGGCGCAACATCAATGCTTGCGTTGGGTACAAGTGGTTATGTATTAACTGCGGGTGCATCTGCGCCAGGCTACGTTGCTCAATCAACACTTAGCGTGGGATCAGCAAGCACAGCGACCACATCGACAAACTTAGCCGGTGGCGGTGCAGGTTCTGTGCCGTATCAATCAGGCGCAGGTGCAACATCTTTTGTTGCATCAGGTACAGTTGGCTATGTTTTAACGTCAAACGGTACAAGTGCGCCA